ATTGATACACCAAAAATCTTCACTCTATGGGCTTCTGGGTATAGCGAAACCACTTGTATGGTTATTATAGAAAACTGATGAAAGGCGGTGGTTAATAATGACACTATTAGAAAAAGTCAAAGCAAACCTTATTCTCGAGCACAGTGAAGATGATGAACTCTTGCAGTTATATATTACCGCCGCTGTAAAGTACGCTGAGAGCTATCAGCATCTTTCAGAAAACTTTTATGCAGATAATCAAATGCCTCCAACTACTGAACAAGCGGTGATTATGTTGTCTTCCCACTTCTATGAATCAAGGGATGGGAGCACTGGAGGTTTTTACTCAGATAATGTTCAAGCCGCAGAGCAGGTATGGAATACGGTAAACCTGCTCTTACGGTTGGACAGAGATTGGAAGGTGTAGTATGAGCTTTGGTAAAATGAATACCTTTATTGACATATTACAGAAGGTAACTGTCAAAGATTCTGAGGGTTTTTCTACTGAAGCTGACGTTATTATTGCTTCGGTTCGAGCTTATAGAGAGAAACGTCATGGAACTGAGAAATGGGCTAACAGAGCCACTTTCTCAGTTGCTACCGACCTCTTTAGATTCCGATGTATTCCCGGTGTTACGGTTACTACCGCTATGAGTATTTCCATACAAGATGAGCGATTTGAGATAATATCAGTTGAAGATGTAAAAAATCGCAAAATGTATATTGAGGTACTTGCAAAGGAGGTGAAGCCAAGTGGCTAAGGCTGTTATGAAAATGCCGGAAGAGTTTCTTTTAAAGATTTCAAAGCTTGGTGATAAGACAGATGAAATTATTCCTAAGGTTCTTGAAGCCGGTGGCAAAGTTGTAGAAGAAAAGGTTAAGTCTAATTTACAAAGTATTATTGGCACTAATATAAAAGGAAAAAGTCGTTCCACCGGGGAACTTGTTTCTGCCCTTGGTGTCTCCCCTGCTCTTATTGATAAGAATGGTAATTCTAATGTCAAAGTTGGTTTTTCCGAGCCTCGCTCTGATGGAAAAAGCAATTCAATGATTGCCGGTGTTTTGGAATACGGTAAAAGCGGGCAGCCACCTAAACCCTTTCTAAAACCCGCTAAATCAGCAAGTAGGAAGGCATGTATTAATGCCATGATAGAGGCCTTTGACAAGGAGGTAGAAAACTTATGAGTATGTTGGAAGAATTAATTACCCTTATTTCACCTTTAGTTCCAATAGAGACAGGAGTGTTTTCAGATACTCCCCCTAATAAATATATGGTTATTACTCCCCTTGTAGATACTTTTGAGCTGCATGGAGATAATGAACCGGGATATGAAATACAGGAAGCAAGGCTGTCCCTTTTTGTTAAAGGCAATTATACACAACTTAAAAAAACAATTGTCTGCTCTCTATTGAGTGCAGACTTTACCATAACAGACCGCCGGTACATCGGTCATGAAGATGATACCGGCTTTCACCATTATGCCATTGATGTGGCAAAATTATATAAATTGGAGGGATAAAAATGGCAACAATAGGACTTGATAGTTTATATTATTCAAAGATTACAGAAGACACTGACGAGATAGAAACATATGCAGAGCCGGTAAAACTTGCAAAAGCAATAAAAGCTGATTTATCAATCGAACTTGCGGAGGCAATTCTTTATGCAGATGATGGTGCTGCTGTTGTAGTTAAGGAATTTAAAAATGGCAAACTTTCACTTGGAATTGATGATATTGGTTCTACTGCTGCAGGTGATTTGACCGGGGCTAAGATTGATGATAATAAGGTGTTAATATCTACAAGTGAAGATGGAGGTGAGCCTGTTGCAATAGGATTCAGGGCAAAGAAAGCTAACGGAAAATACAGATATTTCTGGCTTTACAAGGTTAAATTCGGAATACCTGCAACTAATCTTCAGACTAAGGGAGACAGCATAACCTTTCAGACACCTACCATTGAAGGCACTGTTATGAGAAGAAATAAAGTAGATGATAATGATAATCATCCATGGAAAGCAGAAGTAAATGAGGACGATACAGGAGTTATAGCATCAACTATAACCAGCTGGTTTACTGAAGTTTATGAGCCTGAATTTACTGTTACACCATAGGAGGTATTGTAAAATGAATGATGAAAGAAGCAGCAAGATTACAATAGGTGAAGTTGACTATACCCTTATATTGACTACAAGAGCTACTAAGGAAATTGCTAAAAGGTATGGAGGTCTTGAAAATCTTGGTGAAAAACTTATGAAATCAGAGAACTTTGAAATGGCTCTTGACGAGATTGTATGGCTTATCACCTTACTTGCAAATCAGAGTTTGTTGATTCATAATCTGCAGAATAAGGATGATATAAAAGAACTCCTTAAGGAAGAGGATGTTGAGATACTTACCTCTCCACTTGAATTATCAACATACAAAGGAGCTATTATTGAGGCAATGTTTAAAGGAACTAAAAGATATATTGAGTCAGAGGAAACTGAATCAAAAAACGAGGTAGTCGAGTAAGCGATGAAGAGTTGTTTGCTCGACTCATTTATTATGGAGTTACACAGCTTTGTAGGAATGAGGAGGATGTGTGGCTTATGGCAATAGGAGATCTCTTGGATCAGTGGGAAATACACAAACAGTTTATGGGATTGGCTAAGCCTAAAGTTGAGTTGTTTATTGATGAAGTGATACCTATTGGTATCTAACACTTAATACACCAAAATTCATACAAAAATAACATATTTGTATGAATTTGTTTGACATTTGTTTACAAATGTGTTATTGTAATTTTAGAAAAATACGAGATTTTTGGGGTGAAAAGATGTCAATTAATTTTGAAACATTGATTCCTTATAATAAAATATTGGAATCACCGGAAGATGTGCTTGATTTAGTCGATGAAAATGGACAAGTGATATTACTTAAAAATAATGAACCTTCTTACCTTATTATTAGAGCAAAAGATGCAATACAATTAACTAAACTAAATGAATACAATCAATATAAAGAAACCAAATATAAGCTGCATGAGGCTATGAAGATTGTATTGAGCGAAACAGATGATAAAATAATGCATGCGTCAGACCTCGCGGATGAAATCTATTTAAGAGGATTGTATTTAAAAAAAGATGGTACTAAAGCCGAATACAATCAGATTAGAGCAAGATGTGGCCATTATCCTAGTCTATTTGAAGCCCTTCCAGGCAACATCATAAAACTTAAAGCTAAAATTTGAAATAATAATTCAGTCAAGGAGAAAGTACGATGAATCAAAATTTTATTTGTCCATTTCCCATTAGGTGGAATGAAATATTTAAAGATTTATGCAAAGCATATGAGACTTTAACAGGAATAAAACTGCCATCTAAAGTTTCTGATGTGCATAGTGCAGGTGGTCCACCAACTCCATTAATACTAGCTGGATGGGTGTTTTCAAACGATAATGACAAACAGGAGCGATGGCAGGAAACACTACAATGGGCAGAAAAATATAACCTTCTTCAATTAACGACAGTCGAAGAACATGACAAATGTTTTTCAGCAGGAAATACACGAAGCGGAGGCATACCTTTTGGCGAATAATATACACATATTAACAAAATAATATCAAGGAGAATGCTATTATGGAATTTGATGATAATTTTAAAAATCTTTCAGATTTAGATGATGAAACTTTGGACAGCAGTGGGCTATATTGCATAAGATTAAAAGAAAACTCAAAGCTTCCGGATAGATACCAAAATATTCTTGATAGTAGGAAAATTAAGTATATTTATATTGGCAAGGCAACTACAACCTTAAGAAGTCGTATGAAAGAAGAACTTGAACACATTGGACCGGGAACTTTTTTTAGAAGCATTGGTTGTGCATTAGGCTACAAACCAATGCATGGGCATTTGATAGGATTGGCTAACCAGAATAATTATAGATTTTCCCAAGATGATAAGATGAAAATAATAGATTGGTTGAATGATAATATTGAAGTCAGCATAGTAAAATATGAAGGTGATTTCAATATAGAAGCAAATTTGATAAAACAATACTGTCCATTATTAAATATTACACATAACCCTAAAAAACTACAAGAACTCAAGGAAGACAGACAAAATTGTAAAAGAATAGCAAGAGGAGAACATTAATTATTTAATTATCTATTGCATAGTAACAAGTCAATGGCACTCTAACAAGGGTGTCTTTTTTATGCCTAAAAACAAGGAGGTGAAAGCATGGCAGATAACTTCGGTCTCAAGATTGGCATTGAAGGCGAACGAGAATTTAAGAAAGCATTAAGCGACATAAATCAAAGTTTCAAGGTTCTTGGTTCTGAAATGAATTTAGTATCATCTCAGTTTGACAAGCAAGATAAATCAATACAAGCTTTGACGGCAAGAAATAATGTTCTTAACAAAGAAATTGATGCTCAAAAAGATAAAATAAGCACCCTTGAAGCAGCCTTGAAGAATGCTTCTGACTCCTTTGGTGAAACAGACAGAAGAACACAGAACTGGGCTATTCAGCTTAACAATGCAAAAGCAGAACTTAACAATATGGAAAAGGAGCTTGAAGAGTCTGCCGAGGAAGCTGACAAGCTTGGAGATGAGTTAGAAGAATCCGGTAAAT